GGGCAGCAATACGCGGTTTCGATCGTCTCGTCAACCTCGTTGAAGTCCGTCGGCGCATCCGGTTGTTCAGGCGGGATTATCCCCGCATCTTCTGCCATGCCTGCGACCATCGCTGCCAGGGCTTCGTCGGCGATCTGGACGTCCCGCATCAGAGATTCAAGGGCGGCGGAATCCTGCTCGGCAAGGGCACTTAAAGGATCGGCAATCAACAAGGCTTTCTTCGCTTCCGCTTCCGACAAATCGGTGACCGAGATAGGAATCAGGGTATCAGGGCTCACGTCCGCTTCAATCAGGTTGCGCCGCGCTTCTCCGTCGATGAGTCTGTACATGCCTTCGTCTGTCACGTAAACGTCTAAGGGCTTGAAGAAACCAAGTTCTTCGACCGAACCACGAAGGGCAGAAATTTGCGACTCTGGATGTTTTCTGTAGTTCCAGGGCGCATTCTCGATCTGCGAAGCTGGCACCCGGTCAAGGCGAACGATACGGTCGCGGAAATCCATCACGCATCTCCCATTTGGCACTCAGATACATGGCACGCTACGCCGCCTAGCAGCTTGCCGGCCGCGTCGCACTGGTACACCGTTGGCCACTCTTGGCAATCTTCGTCGTCACAAAGAAAGCACGGCTCCAGGTCTTCTGGGTTTATCTCTGGCAAGAACACCAACGACGATTCGCCGACAAAGCCGGCGCCGGCTTGCTTTTTTACGATGTCACCTGCGTTTCGTCGCTTGCTCATGCTGGCCTCTCAGGAAATCCGACCGTCAGTTTTGCGATGACGTTCGCCAGTGTCCCTGACGCCACGATACCAATCTCCCCGTCAACGTCTCGCCAGCGTTCGTACTCGGGTAAGAGAACGTCCTTCAATACGATATCGAGAATCTCCAACGCGATTGCTTCCGCAGCGCACGCGGGCATGTTCACCTTGTAGAAATCAGACGCCGCAACAATTCGTCCGGCAGCCTTGGAAATAAGTTTGCTATTCATGCCGTTACGTTCTTTCTTCCAAGCCGTTCACGTTCCTTGACGATCTTCCTGGTCACCGTCTGGCAACGGGCACTCTTGCAAACCAGATAGCCGCCAATCTCGTCTGTTGCGTCTGACCCGCAATTTGAGCACACGTCATCCCGCAACGCAAGACGCTGGATTGCAGCCGCGCAAATCAAGCCGTCTTTGTAGACCCGTGGTTCAGTTGCCTTCCTCATCGAATTCCCCGCAGTCAGGATCGATTTCCACAAAGTCGTTCATTTGGCAGATTATTTCTCCAGCGCTCCGGGCACCTTCGGAGAGGGCGATAGCTTCACCGATGATGCCTTGGTCTGCGCATGCGTTTGCTTTGCGCAGGAGCGTTTTCTGCAGCTTGCGCACGAGGCGACGGATCTCGGTATCGTCGTCTTCTGTGCCGCTGTCGCCAGTGTTGTCGAGGCGGTTGTTTGCGACCATTGGGTTATTCCTCCGAGGTCAAATCAACACAAATAATTGGCGGCTGTGATTTAGCAGCGGCGATCGATGCTGCATGAAACGCATTCAACTTAATGGCGTCATTATCTGTGATGAGCATAAGACATTCTCCGCTTGGAGACATTGACGCTCGCACTCTTCCCTCGGACAGTATGCCACCGTATGTCTGTTGATTTTCGTGGACGAATACAGAGAAATGGAATTCTAAACTGCCCGGCAGTTGCAAGACGGCTACAGTCGGATTTTCAAATACCTGCTCATGCAGATCCTTGTTTGCCGAATAAATGAACTCAACAGACAATATCTTTTTCACATTTTCACAAAACCACTCTACCGCATCCTTAAAGTAAACGAGACGCAACGCACTACACTCTGTAATTACGGCTTGTGTACGATACATTTTCATGTTTCTGTGTCTCAATAAGAAGGATTGTTGTCATCGGTGACTTTCATCGCCACCGCGTTGCTGTTGATATCCGGCAGATACGACATCCCGTTCTGTTCAGCATACTGCAACGCGATGACACGCTTAACTGAATCCGGTTCTTTGCCGGCATCGCGGCATTGCTGACAAAGGCCGTGCGAAAACGGGCCGTGTCTTGACGCATAGACGCCAACGATCGGCCGCTCATGGCACACGTCGCACGGCACTTCGCATTTATCGTTTTTCATTTACGATATCCAGCCGTCTCAGCTACCCAATGTTGTCACTACATCGCTTACGCACAACCCTAATTGTAACCCCGAATTGCGGCGTGGCAATAGGCTATCTTTCGCCGTCGGGTTTGCCGTCGTCTGCCTTCTTTGGCGATTCGCCTTCCGCTTTGACCGTCGCCCCTGCGATCTGAGCCCGACCGATCTCAAACTGAATCCCGTTGTCGCCATCAATCGGTTCGCTGTGATCATTCTTTCCGGACAGCACTTCCCTTGGGATGCCATCAGGAAACGCCGCGCAAATCGGACGCTGATTCAATTCATCACCGGGCGACAGCCCCTTGAAGTGCTTGCAGTGGCGAGTTAAACAAATCGGTTCTAGCAACATCACTTGTCTTTCTTTTTAATGAGGTTATCTAGGAACTTTTCGACCTTTGCCGGTAGTGACCCGCGTTTGTAATCTGGATGGGTGTAGGCACAAAACGATTCTGCGAATAGCTCATTTGAGTTGTGAACCGCGTACCCAGACACGACCGGCGAATAGTCGAGATCGTATTCCGTTCCTGGTCTGACATCCAACGGCTGCTTTTGCACAACGTTGTATATCCCGTCCCATTCAGACGACTTCTCCCCGTCAACCATCCTGTCGTGTACGTAGTGCCCGAATTCGTGGCGAACAACTCCGTGCCCGCTCCTATCGACCAGAAATTCTCCAACAGTCAGTGGTCCAGATTCGGCGTAGTCCTTAGTTTTCCCGTTGTCGTCAGCGTGCGCTAAAACAATTTTTCCGTCGCCGTCGTAAAACGCGATTGGCGTAATGCCAGATTTTCCGAAGTTCAGTCCCTTGGTGTCTGATGAAACGAAGCCTTGTGTTATCGGACTGACGCTGATCTCAAGTGGTTCTCCAGTGTTGGCCGCGTCTAGGTCGAACTCCTCGTGTATCCTCGTCAGTTCCGCGTGCGCCGTTTTGGCAACGGTAGCCAAGACCGCGTCGCTCGCTCGCTCCTTGCCTTTCGGTACTCGCTTCATGCGGCTTGGAAGGATTGACCATCTACCGGCGTCGTCTACCTGAATCGTGTCGGCCGCATCGGTATCCTCGTTGCTGTCGCTTGTGCTACCGCCGCCTTCTCCGAACCGCCCCGCGTCGTCTCTTGGTTGGTCTGGGCTGTACTTCGCGCCATGCGGCTTGTGGGATGCCTCCATACCAATCAACGTAGGCGAGTCGGTGCTCAGCAACTCTTCGCGAACGGCGTCCAGGTCGGAGCGGTCTACCTCTTCTCCGACGAAGCTGGAAACCATCCAACAACCGCACTGGCATCTGTCTTCTGCTGGCAGTGACGGGTCTCCAGGCTCTGGGATATTATACGTCTCTCCGTCCTGCCCTTGGAACGCAAAGAGCTTTTCCGGTCCCGTGCTCGTCTGACCTTCCATTGCCGCGTGGTTTGGGCGTGTCCCGGTACTCAGTTGGCTGTTCCATTCTTTCTGCATTTCGAGCCCGGTTTCTTCTTCGAGACGTTCAATACTAGCCGAGGCGCCGCGGTTGCTCATGTACCCGACTTCGGTTCTCGCCGTGTTCATCGCCCGGTAGTGCGCATAGTCCGGCCCGCGGTCCTCTTGAATCAGGGCGGCTATCTCACGCGTGGAAAGCCCGTCTTCAATGCCTCGCGTCAACGTCGCCGCAATGTCGGACAACGTGCTTTCGCCGATCGCTGTCCAGTACGGTTTCTCCAGAGCCGTGGTCATCGCTTCGACAGCGGCGTCACGTAGCCAGCCGGGCACCTCAGTTGCGAACGCCGTGATGGTCGTACCAGCGATCTCGCTGACGACTGCCCAGAAGTCCATTGCATCGTCGCCGCCCTCTTCCAGGAGTTCCAGCAGGTATTCGGTGGCACTCGTCATGGTCTCACCCCTTCGCTATTTGTAAGCCGCGCGGCAAGCGACCGTGCTTTCGCTTGTAGGCTTGAATCTGCCAAACCCTTCGGGCTGCAATGCCTTCCGTTGCTGCCTGAACTTGCACCCGTGGTCTTGGAAGTGTCTCGTCAAGATCGAAGCAAATAAAGGAACCATCCTGTCTTCTCACTGCCATAGCGGCGATGATCTCATGGCGATCCGTGTCGATGGAAATCCATCGCGGTTCGTATGTCCGAGTACCAAAGCCGTCGAACCGCTTCGTTGTGAATACCTTGACTCTTGCCATGCTCAGCCCTCCTTCTCACCGCGTATTTTCTGCGACACTATATCCGCGTCTAGCCTCGAAAACGCCAACTCTGTATTCGCTGCCCATCGCCTCGCCTGTCGCAAGGCTTCCGATTTATTGGCATCGTCGTACAGAAAGATGAAATACTCCAGCGGCTCGGTCTTGCCCTTGACAATGGCAACAACGTTTATGTCGGTCGCTTGCTGCTTGGCAAATCGGTTCGCTGTGTTGATGGCTGGCATGTTCGGCCCCTATCGCGTTCGCGCCGTCGCTCGTCGTTTCCACGCAAGCCCAACTCCAGCAGCGTGCCAGCAATGGGCGATATCCGCGTATCGCATCGCCAAGAGGATCGTCAGAATCAAGCGTCTCATGTCACCCACTCCTTAGCAGAAGCCGGGCGCCGGTTTTACCCAGCGCCCGGCATCCTCACGAAAGGAACCTCCCAACGGCCAGCGATCTTACGGCTCTGCTGGCTCTACTCCCCGCCTTTCTCGGCTTTCACGGCCGGGGCAGCCGTTGCACCGCGAAGTGCTCATTCCAGCCGTCTTTCATCCTAACACGTTTTCCCGTGCCTGTCAGCGCGAATCAATGCCTTTTTCTGCGGGCTTGCCCGTTGCTATGCCGCAAGCCTCTGTATGTCTTCTGCGCACGTAGCAATAGGGAGCAACATTACAAAATAGAAGTTTGATCGGTTGCTACGTGGCAAACTGTCGATGCAAGTTTTTCCAACAGCGTCCCGTCCTTGTGAAGCCTTCCGAGAATCGTTCCAAGGGCGTAGGCATTCACGTCGCAGCCGGCAATCTTGGCAAGCAACCGAAAGACTTCTCCGATACATGCCAGGTCTTCCTTGCCGGTCTCGCGTGCCATGTCGTATGCTGCCGCGTGGAAGTGCGGGTACAGCGACTTGGGCTTCAGGTCGGGTCGGTAGCGGTTCAGTAGGGCTTGTTGCGCGGTCATCAAAATATCGTCCCATCGGGCGCCGGTTCGTACTTCGGATATTCGATTGCTGCCTTGTAAAAGTCGGCCGCGTTCTCGGCTTCAGTTCGTCCCCAACTTGGCAAGGCGCGGCTGACCTGCTCTTCGGCCTTGTGAGGCGAGTACAGGAGGTCCAACATCTTGGCGAGCCGCGCGTCAAGCGATGCCCACTTGCCGTCGTTTTCGAGTGTAGCTGTGCTGCTGTTGGGCATGGTTAAGCGTGTGATCATGTGTCCTGCTCTGACGGCTCGATAATCATGGACTCGCTGCCGATTGCGTCATCCGCGGAAGACGTGCCACCCCCTTCCCCGAATCTGCCGTGGTCGTCACGGGGTTGGTTGGGGTCGTACTTCTGACCGGACGGGCGCGCTGACTTGGTGATGTCCGCAGAATCAATCAGCACGTCGCCGTGAAAGTTCGGCAAGTTGACCGCTGCGCTGAATATCTCTTTAAGGTAGCCCATTCGTCATTCCTTCCATTTGTCCGGCGCAGGCATAACCAATCCTTCCGCTTCCCAAACAGCCCAGCACTTAGGGAATTGCGTGAACGCATCCCTTGGCGTCTTCCAGGCGATGCGTGCGAACTCGGCAAAGCCCTCTGACGGTTCGCTTGTTGCGTAGTCTGACAAGGCACCGTCTTTGATTTCAGACTCCCAAGCGTCCTGCCATTTGTTCGTATCCGAGATTCTACCGCCGCCAGTGAACGTGAAGCCGTTTTCGCCTTCCTGCGCCGCGTGTGGTTCACCGTCTACCGCGTGCGCGAATTCGTGGGCGTAGAAGTCTCTCGGCAGCGTTGATTCCGTTCCGCCGTCAAGGTGTACCGTTCCGTCTGCTCTGCCGTATTCGTGCTCAAACGCCCCGCCAAGCGTCTTGCCAGCGTCTCTCGATTCCTGGTCAAATTTGCCGATCAGTTTGTCGGTCATTGTCTCGCACGAATCGTAGAACTTGACGTCCTTCATGTTTCGTTCGAGCCTACCAAGTGCGTCTTTCGGCATGTAGTTCATTACGGCTTTGGCCGCGTACAGGTAGGTCTTTTTGGATTGCTCAGACAGACCTTCTACCGATTCGATTGACCCGGATACTTTGCTGACGAGTGCCTTCTCAATTTCAATAGGGTCACGGCTTTCTGACCACGTTGGCGACTCGCCGCTCCCCGTTTCCTCTGTCGCCGTCGATGAACCGCTGCCCTCTCCGAAGCGGCCGGATTCATCGCGCGGCTGGTCATCGCTGTACTTCGTGGCGTCCGGTTCGTCGCTCGCCTTGCCGCTCCCATGCACCCGCTCAAATGATTCTGCCGTGTCCCGTGCCTTGCTGTGTATCGTTTCCAGAGGCGTTCTGATCTCGCTTGGCAACTTGCCGTACTCGTCTGCAGCGTACCGTCGCATGGCGGAGATTTCCGCAAATGACTCTGTAACCAATCGGCTGCCGGTATTCGAGAACGCTTGCGGGTTCGGGGCAACACTGACGATCTTGCCGATGCGTTCCGTGACGTCCTGGTGCTCGCCTAACGCCGTGGCGAATTCCTTCTTGGTTGCATCGCTGCCCTTGTTGTAAACGCCGTGGCCAGCCTCGTGGGCGATGACACGGGGCATTCCGCCTGCTACCCGCTCTGGGATTGTGCTCTTGGCGATTGCTTCTGCGGTCTTGGTATGGACAACCAAAATTCCTGGCTCGCTTGCCGCCGTCCAGTTTTCTGGTGCCCCGCGTTTGCGTCCCATCGCTGCGGTGTCAACGCGAATTTCCTTGATGCCGGCCGCCTTCATGTCGCCGACGATCTCTTTGTCGGCAAGTGCGGATTCCAGGGCTGCGGTCGTTTTCTTTGAGACCTTGCCGACGATGCCGTGCTCGCGCGCCGTGACCGGGAAGCCGGCAATCGTTCCGCGGACCACTTCACCGGACGGCGCGAACTTCAGTTGGTCCATCGGTGTGCCGGGTTCGACTTCGGAGATTTCGAGCGAGGGTGAATCGCTGTCGCTTCCGCCCGTGCCGTGGGTGCTCTGGTCATGCTGCCCCTGCAGATGCTTCGGCGTCATCCTCGTCCGCACCCGGCTGCTCAGCGGTCCCGGTGTTGGGCTCTGGCACCTCGTACACGATTGGCTCTTCCCCATCGAGTTGGAACGGCCCGTCATGGACTTCGTAGGTTCTTTCTGCCACGGCTTGTACTCCTCTCTTGTGTATTCCCAGCCGAATTTCGCTGCAACGCGCAGCATCATTTCGTGTTGGTGGTTTGCCTCTGCCTCATGCGCTAGACCTATGGCAGCGGCTACTTCGCCTTTGTCCATAGCGGCGTCAATCTTGCCTTGGAAGGCGATTCGGACTGCCGCGTCTGCCTCTTTGAGTTCGGAGTAGACGGCGGTTCGTGAAACAAATTCCGCCTTGGTAATCCAGCCGTCTCTTGCCTCTCCGTACCTGCTCTTGAACGCCGCATACTTTGCGTCTTCATCGTAGGTTCGATCATCGCCCTTCTTTACGATTCGGTCGAACGCGTCGTACTGCTTGTCCGCAAAATCTTTCGGCACCTTCAGAGAATGACGGTAGCCCGGACTGACGGCGCGCATCTCACCGATCTGGCACTTGACGCCAAGCATCACATCGGGCTCAGAAAATGAGTTGCCCTTGCTGCGCGGATCGTCCTGTTCAAAACCCCAGCCGCGCGGGTGGTTGTGCGTGAACAGCTTGGCGCCGGTCATCGCCTTCAATTCGTCTGCCGTGAAACTTACCTGGGTGCCTTCACCGTCCTTGCTGAAGATTTCATTTCCTTCGTCGTCAATGGCAACAGCCGTTTCATAATCACGGCTCGCTCGAATGTCGTCCTCTACTTGATGAACTTGCTCTCGCAGTTCACCTTCGGACTTGGCCCAGCCCTCTGATTCGTCGGACGCGGATGTCTGGCTGGAGTCGCTGGAACCACCGCCCTCGCCAAAACGCCCCGCTTCGTCCCTTGGCTGGTCGGGCGAATACTTCGTGCCATCCCATCCTCGCGCTGCCTTCCTCTTGGCTGCCTTCCTGGTCAGTTCCAACTCTGCGCCAGCCCCAACGCAAAACGACGCTGCCAGGTGCGGAGCAATGGCGCGTACCAAGCCCTTGAGGTGCTCTTGCGGGTCGAAGGCTTTCTTCAGGATCGCTTCGGCTTGCTTGCGGGCGTCCTTTGACGGGTCCGGCTTGACGCCGCTCTTGGCTACCCGTGAAGCAATCTGTCGCACGTAATCTCGAAAAAATTGCGCGATCGATTCGCTGGCCCTCCCTTCGGAATCTGTAACGCGCTTTACGTGGGCTGCTTCGATTGCCTTCCTGGATAGCATCGGCGGGATGCCACCTTCACCTTCTGGCGTTTCTATGTCGCCGGATTCGATGCCCTTGTCTTGGTCCGGTTCGTCTGTGCCTTCCTCGTCTTCTGCCGATACCCAGCCGCTGTCGTCGGGGTCATCGTCGCTTGTCAGCCCGTCTGTGAGTAGGCAGGATTCCGCCCCGTCCGGCTTGTCTGCCAGCGCGTCGAGTACCGCTTGCCCGATGCCTCGCACGTCCTTGGATGGCTTGCCTGATTTGACTACGGCCGTCAGTTGGTCCGATAGGTCGCTGAGCTTCTGGCTCCAGCCGTACTCGACAAGGTGCCGTACTTGATCGGCTTCGGCGTCCAGTCCTTCAACCCATTCACGAAACGCTTTCCAGCCGCTTAGACTGGCAACCTGCGTCCATTTCTCGCCGCCCGTCACAAGGTAGTAACTCACTCGGCACCCCCTTCCTCGAATTGCTTGGCACCCTTGGGTAGCTTGCGTTTGTCCATCGACAGAAGATCTTTGAGTTCCTTCATTCCTCCGGTCACCTTATGCATCGCGCCGAGACGCATCGAGCCAAAACCGCGGCGATAGTAGATGACTCGCTGCGATTCATCATGCTTCCCAGGTCCCTTCGCATCCTTGACGTTCCGATCGTCAAATACCACGGTATGGCATCGTCCCGGTTCCTTGCGTTCCCACTTGGCTTTTTTCTCTTGCGCCTCACGCTTCATTGTCAGCTTGTCATTTTTCCCAACAACGACGGTCTTCAATTCGATCCCGTGGGTCTTGCCGTCGATTTCCGTTACTACGTCAACAGGCTCGTTGTCTTTGAGAGACTTCCCACTGACGCCCTTGGCAAGAATCGGCTCGTTGTGCTCTTCGCTGTACCGCTGAATTTCCTTTCCGACATAGACGGCAGATGACTTGGCGATCTCACTCTTAGTCTTCGGTGTCTCGGTTTCCTGCTTGACGCTGGAGTCTTTGCCGGACGAGGATTCTGCTGTGCCGCTGCCGCTGCCGGTCCCGAATTTCCCATCGTCCGCGCGCGGCTGGTCGTCGCTGTACTTCACGCTCTTGCCTGGTCCGGGCTCTGCCGGCTCTTCGACGGCGGGTTGCCCTTCGGTTGCCGCTGGCTTCTCTGCCGGCGCGGCTGTCGCTGCCGGAAATCCTGGTGCCCCTTGTCCCGGTCCCGGCGCGGCTGGCTGCGGTTTCTTCTCCCCTGCCAGTTGCTTCGCTACCTTGCCGTCCAACCCGAAGAATTGTTGGAAGATCGTCTGTGCCTGCTCTGGCTCCAGCACGCCTTGACCGACCGCTGTAGCCACTGCGATTGCGCCTGTGACTCCACCCACCGTCTCGACAAGAGCGGACTTCTGGATCTCGTCTTCGCGCGGTGGCAAGCCCAGCCGTTCGGCTCTGTACTCGTTTCTGTCAACGTCGCCGTTCTTTCTTGCCGCGTCCCACTGCCGGCTTGTCATCTCTTCATCGTGCGCCACGAACGGATTGACCCACACCCAGATTCGGCTTGTGGTCTGCTCTGCCTCAAACATCGGCGCCAGCCATTCGCACGCGGTCTCCGTGAACGTGTCCGCAAGCGGGTTGAATACGTTCGCTGCCGCGTTCTCTTCTGCCATGACTGCCTGTGCCCGGTTGCCGCCTTGCGTGTCTCCAAGCAAGAGCAGGCTGATTCCGTAGGCTCGCAGGATCCGGTCTCGGACGATCTCACCGGATACCTTCCAGTCCATTTCGCGTGGCATCGGGTCGAGTCTGCGAATGTCCTTGATCATCCCGTCGAAGATTGCCGGCATGCCGTCGTTGGTGGTTCGGTTGTACAACTCGACAATCATGCGTTCGATCTGGTGACGCTGCGGCCCCGTCAAGATCGGCGCGAACTGCTGGGTTGCTGCCTCTCCAATCACCACGCCGACGTGTGGCATCAAGCCGCGGGCGAACAAGCCCTCCTGGGAGCCCTGTACATGGTCGTCAGTCCTGATTGCCCGGATGCACGCGTTCAGCGGTGAGAACACGCCCATGATGTCGCTAGGGTCCGGGATGTAGGTCCGTGCGACGTTGGCGGCGGGAATCTCTTGACCGCTCATGTCCTGCGCGCTCATCTTGATCTTGTAGTGCGAGAACAGTCCGTCCTTGTGCAACGGTTCCACGAGGTGACTTGGGATTGCCCAGAGTTCGATCTTGTCACCGTCTGCCTGCTTGTCGTTGGGGCTCTTCTTGCCTTTGACCTTGCCGCCTACCCAATAGCAGACGCCCGTCAGCAAGAGCGACGCGACGCTCATGTACATAAACTCTGAGCGACGTTGTAGAGGATTCGGTCGGTCGATGGTGTCTAGGATTGCGTGCGACTGGAACACGTCCAGGTCTTGGTTCGGTGCGTTGCGACGTAGGATTGACTTGGCAACCGTGTGCTTCATCCACGGCTGGCGTAGGGAGAGTTCGCAGGCTTTCTTCGGTGGCTTCTTGTCGTCTCGTTCGGCGTTGGTGAGTTCACCGGCTGACCACGGCTGACCGGCTAGACGCTTGGCGATGAAGTTGACCGATGTGTAGACCCATTGGCGAAAAAAGCTGTACGACTGCGCGTCACGGGCTCCGCTTCCTCCGCCGAAGATATTGCCGCTTTGCCGTGACGCTGCCATGCCGCCTGTGAAGTCTGGGAGCGTCCCGCCTTCGCGTTTGGCTTTTAGCCAGGCGTCGGTTTGAGCTTCGTAGCTTCGCAGTTCTCGGTCCCTGTCGGAACGGACGGATGCGTAGTATGATGTGGTCACTTTACACGGCCTCCTGTAGTTCAAGCAGGTTCATTTGTTTTGGCGATGGTGTAGGCTTTTCCCAGAGAGGGAAGCGGGCGAGTTCTGCCTTGCAACGTTGGACGGCGATGCCGAAATAATCGGGCCTATCCGGCGCGGTTGGTTCGATTTCGATGCCGATAAATCGGCGGCCCGTGCGGATGCAGGCCACGCCGGTTGTGCCGCTTCCAAGATACGGATCAACCACCGTGCCGGATGTAAACCCAAGGCTCCAGAGCATTACCGCTATCGGCTTTTGCGTTGGGTGCGCATTGACGATGTTTCTTTCACTGTCCTTGAACGCGCCGCACCATTGATGCCGAAAAAGCCTTGTTGTTTTCGTTTTGCACTTTGCGAATGCGATCTCGCAATCAGCGAACGGGTTCTTGCCTGTTACCTTGTCCCAAATCAAGAGGCTTGCACAATCGCCCAACACGGATGCGTAATAATTCCCGCCCCAGACTATCCACTGACGAAACCGCTTTATGTTTTCGATCTCTTCATTCGGGCGACGGCTATCCCATTCGCCAGCCTCAACGTGATTCAATAGCGGTTGCTTCTTGAAGCCGGTTCCTCCCCACGTCAATCCATACGGCGGGTCTGTGACAACCGCGTCGATACCTTCCAGCGTCGGCAGAATAGCGAGCGCGTCGCCGTGGTACAAAACCACCGCCCCGTCATCCGATTCCCACTTGTCCCGCCACGCCGCCATTGCCACGCCTCCGTCATCCCAAGGTTTCGCTACACCGCTTGCACACCGCACCGCCCGCGCCTTTACGATGCAGATTCCAAGCCGCCTTCAACGCTGCCTTTGTAGCCGCTTCCCGTGGCTGTCCGCGTGCCTGTAGACGCTTCGAGTATTCCTGCGCGGTTCGCATCACAGACGAGCGTACAGCGTCACTAACGCCGCTTGCGGGCATGTCTGGCAGGGAATCCAAATCGATCGGCGCGCCGCACATCGCGCAATGGAGAAGGGTTTCAGGAACGGCGCGCCGCTCGTCGCGCTCGCGTTGCTGCGCGGCTGCTGTCCGTTGACAAGCCTTGACAAGAGGGTGCATCGCCTGAGCCCTGATTTGTTACTGACCGATTCTGTTCATTTGCCCCGCCGCGGTGGCGTCGGCTGCGAACGTCTTACGTGCCGTCTCGATTGCGTTTGCCGCTTGCGCGCGGGCTTCCAGGAATGCGACGTGTTCCGAGTTGACCTTGATAATGTGCTTCAAGACTTCGCACTCTTCACGGGTCATTCGTTCCTGCTGTCGCGATTCTCCAAGCCTCTCTTGGGTGTCGGACAGGTCGCGTTCCAGTCGGCTCATTCTACGACGCAAGCGGCGTGCCTCCGCCCTTCCGCGCCGGCCAAGAAGCCACAGCCACCACGCTCGCAATACCAAACCCTTTTGCTTTGCTCGCATTTCGCTGTGCTCTAGCTTAACGGAAGGACGGACGCCACGCTGCTCAGACGGATACTCATGGTCGGTTACTAGCTCAGACGGACGAAATCAAAAACGAGCCGTTGCCATCCGAGGGTACAGCAGCCCGATAAGGCCCGGCTCAATCTTTTGGCCACCGCGACGGCTTCGTGCGTCCCCTCGGAACACTTCGCCGTATCGTTTCGCAGTGGGCGATTCACAGGGTTAGTAGTGGTGGGGGCAGGATTTGAACCTGCGAACTCAGGCTTATGGGGCCTGCGAGATAACCGGACTTCTCCACCCCGCCATTTGGCCGCTAGTCGGTTTAGCGTTGCGGCCACTCCGCTCGATACGGCCCGACCTGCCGTGCTGGCTCCGCGTGGGACGATGCTTAAACCAGCAGACCACTGTTATCGCGAATTCCGTCCCGTGGTCAAACTCGCTCAATGTTCGCTTCGATGTCTTCCAGGTTGCGGCGTGCGTACTGTTCACCGGCGCGCCGCCATGCTTCGTGAAACTGATCTTCGGAAACGGCCGTGGTCAACGGCTTGCGACCGTCAACGGATGCTTGCGGTTCCGCGTTGTCGGTCACATGGGACACCTCCAGGTCGTTACACATTGGCTGCCTCATTTTGGCTTGCATCCTGAACCAGCGAAATAATTTACCACGTTGCAGGAACGTTGGCAAGATTGGCTTCAATCCCTTCCATACCCGGCGCCCGGATCCCGCCTTGCCCCGCGCATGATGTCTGCCAGGATTTCCGGGAGCCCGGTTAGCTCGTCTTCTGTGAGAGGTTGGTTCACGTCTCCGCCTTCGTAGTCGCCGCCTGAACAGAGTAGGGGACGGTTTAGGTACACACCGCCTGCGTCGGTCAGTTCATTAAATCCGCCGCTAGCCGCGTCCGCATAATCTCGAAGGAACCGGGCGTCAAGTTTCGGATCCCCGCTCAGCTTGTCAAGCTCTTGCCGGAATTCTTCGTGGTTCCACGGCTGCGCCCCGCGAACATATTCGCCGTTCGGTCCTGCTTGACCGATGACGATGTAGACGTTTTCGGCTTGCACCTGCGATGCCAGCGGTTGCCATGCGATGTGCTTCTTCATTCGCGCCGGACGTGCCTGGACGTCGTACCCAGCGAGGTTGGCAATCGTGAACCGCGCCGAGAACTTCCCGGCTGCCGGCTCTTGCTCAATTCGCATGGCGGCCCAGTAGCCGTAGTTCTCCCGGTCTGATCGAGCCATGCCTTTGATCTCGGTCTCGCGTTCCAAGTCGCCCCACCGCCCTGCCCGCCCGTCGCCGATGTAATATGACTTCGTGCCGCCTTTCTGTAGTTCACCGACAATGACGCTCGCCGTTCGCGCCCCGGTCCCGCCTTCGGTATACGCTTTGTCTATGTACCGGACAAGCCTTGCTTCGGCTGGAAACTGCTGGCATTCGCCCCATGAGTTTCGAGGAAACACGATGCCTGCTGACGGTCTGATTTTCCAGTTGCCGTGGAGTAGCCGCTCGCGTTCTACCGTCGTCTGCAACTGAAGGTTCGCGAGGTACGACGGGTCTTTGCGTAGCAACTCCTGGTTGTCATCCAGCAGGGCCGGAATGAATGCAACCGACTTCGGTAGTGTGTCAGGACTACACTTTTCTACAACGTCGTCGCGCGAACTTCCCCAGACAAGGTTGTCGCCGTCGCGTGCCATCCAGCGAATGAGCCCCGCGCGTTCTGGAATCGGGTAGCCCGTGTCCTGGTCAATCCACCACGCGAGAAACCTTGCCAGCCAGCTTTCGGAATCCGGGTTGCAGCTTGCCCGTACTTGTGGCTTCACTCCGCACATCGACCGATTTCTACTGAGCATGTAGAAGAATTGAAACTCGGTCATCTCTTCGATTTGGTCCCATCCGATCCATGCTATCTGTGCGGACTTGTACTCGTAGCAATCGTCGTTGCGTTCCAAGTGACGAAACGAAATCACAACGTCATTCGGCCAACGCCAGCGAGGCGGACCAAGCACGGGCTCACCGCGAAGAGGCTGGTAGACGTTCTTGCTATCATCCCAGATACCGCCTTCCATGAGAATCAGCGGGTACGTCTTGCGGAAGATAACAGCCTTGAAGCCGGGCACGTTCAGATACCGAATCGGTGCCATGAGCAGCGCGCGCGTTTTGCCCGAACCGGCTGACCCTCCATATATCACGATGTCCGCAGGATGCTCAAGGAACATTTCCTGACGCGGTTGCGGGCGGATATTGATCTCGCCAACTTCAAGCGGTAAGCCGTTTGCCGTTGCCATGCGGTTCTGCTTCTATGATTTTGCTCGCGTCGAATTTGTCCATCGACGCCACCTCTGGCAAGTAGACGTTGACTTGCACGCCGCCGCCAAGCACCTCCGGATGCTCTTCGACAACCTTGGTCTGCCGGTTCAATTGGCTCAGTCTGACCGCGCCAGCGATCTTGCGGCGGTTGGAATCTTCCATCTTCATCAGGGTCTCGACGCCCTTCATCTGCATGTGCGGGCTGTACTCTGCCGGCGTGCCGTCTCGCTTGATGTTGCGCGCGATCATAAACGCCTGGAGAGGCAGAGAAGTTTCGCAACCGGTAGGCATCTGCCAATCAGGACGCCCGATGAGCCGCTTGATGAGCCGCAAGTCGCGAATGCCAAGTACAGCAGATGGGGACACTGGCGCAGTCCCTCCCAAGCCCCCCGCCAAAGTTCCGTGGGTTGCTTGGGTAGATGTCGTGTTTTGCTCAGACGTTCGCTCAGACGAAGAACCGATGACGGCCGCAGATGGCAGGCTAGATGTTCTTGCGTGGCCCGGTTCATCCGCGTCAACAGGTGCCGGCATTGCTGTCGGGCCTTGTACAACGACGGTTTCGATTGGGCCTTGCGGCGTGTGTTGGGATTGCTGCCCGTTCCTACCTGCTGCCGTGGCTTCCCGGTTGGATTGCCGGGAGCCGTTCACCGATTTTGGACGCCGCCGCTTGCTCATCGCAATAGGATCCTCAATCTAGGATAAGTTGGGTGGAAGGTTTGGTCAAGGTCACAACTCCCCGTGCCACACTGGAACGTCATCAAACGTCGCTCCCGCCTCTTCCACCAATCCCCGAATCACGCTTGCCACGATCTCACGCGCCGCCTTCGTGTCCGTTGGCTTGGACCATGTTGATGCTGTTTTCGGCAGTTCGGTCAGCTTCTCCACCAACAGGTTGACGGTATCGACCGGCCGCAATTTTCCGGCTTGGAGTTGCTCCGTCGAAGGCATGTACTCCGAATGGTAGTGCTGGTAAAACGCGCCGTGCAAGACGTGGTACAGCTTCGACCGAACCCGGTTGGAGAACGTCGGTGCGGCTTTGTCCCAGGCTTCGCAGACGATCTGGTGAATCATGGCTGCCTCTGGCGAGTAGTAGGACGTTTCGCCCGGCGCCTTCCGCATCTTGTAGCCCCAATCGCCCGTGGGTCCGTAGCCTTTGGCGATGACTTGGTAGCCGTCTGCCTCGTATGCTTTCTTTGCCTCGTCTGCGGATCCTGCGCCGGTGACTCCCAAGCGGCAAGCCCAGACGGTGCTTTCGGCCGCCGTCTGCTCGATGACGGTGTAGCAGTCTGGCCATGCTCGCTTCTGGTTTGCAGGCTTGGTTGCGATGCTCATGTTCGCCCGCCTTCGGCGGTCTCCGCTACGCCCGCCACACCCGCCCGAATGTAGTCATCATGCCGCTCTGCGCCGTCCGTTGGCAAGCCGGATAGCACCGTTTCGTCTGCCGTGGATACGACCTCGGCGAACTCTTGCCAGATTGGTTTACGGGCCGCCAATCGCCGTTGGTGGTCGCTCATGTACCACGCTGCTTGTGTCAGGTGCCTCAGATGGACAGCTCGCCTGATTCTGCGGTTGGCCTTGAATTTTCTGAAGACTTCGGCGACGGCTTCGAAGACCGGCCGCCATGCGTTGGCAATTTCCGTGAACGCCTTGCGCGCGATCTCGGCGAACCTTTCGAAGGTACGTTGCGTTGTCGCTTCGTAGTCGTGCTTGCCTGCCATTGGTCACCTACTCCCGCGTTCGCCCGGCCGCTTCCCGGATGTCGCCGACGGCCTGGTCAATGTCGCGTTCGTTGTACCCCATTTCTTCGCTGGTTGCCCAGTCGATGAATTGGTTCCAGTGACCGTTCGCCACGAATTCACTGAACAGGTACGCAAGCTCTTCTTTCTTCATGGGTCCGCTCCTATCGCTTGAATTATCACGCTCTCCGGCTTTCCGTTTTCTTCTACAACGTCGCAAAGAAGTTTCATGCCGCGTCGCTTTGCGTTTCGAATGGCTGCGGCGATGACGTTCGAAGCGGGTCCGCTGTAGTCCGTCCCGGCTTCCAGTCGCCATTTTCGTCCGTCTAGCCAGGAATTCCAATCGTATCGGTTGTACGACCTGCGGTGGAACTCGTGGGATGGTAGGATCTCTGGCACTGGCTTACGCCTCTGGCACGCCGCCTGTCGTTGCCTGTACCGCGTCTTCACGGCTGACCGTGGCTTCCGGCTTGAAGATCCGAGCCCAGCACGGCTGGCAGACAATACGCTCGCTCGGGACGGACTTCGAACAACAGGGACAAGCACCAGATTGCATAGACAGAAACTTTCTTACGACGCTGTAGACGGATTTTCTCACCGGACAAAGCGACGGTTTCAACGGGGACGGCTAACGTCTGTCCCGATGCCAGCCTACGTCGCCTAGCGGGTTAGTGGGACCGCCTGGACTCGAACCAGGACACCTGCGTGACTCCCGGTTTACAGCCGGGTGCGTTTCCAATTCCGCCACGGTCCCTAAAATCGGCAGCGGCTTCTCGCGTAGCGATCCACCGCCGCCGAACAAAACAAAGGCGCGCCGGACTTTCACCGGCTCCCGATGGTTCTTTTCTGGAGAATCCGCTTTGCGGCAGATTCCCCTGGGATAGATCAGTCCCTCTCCATACGGAAAGGCGGTTGTGCAATGGTCCAAACGTTTAAGACTGTCGCCCTCGCGTCTCGCTCAGCCGCAAAGCCTCGCGTTCTTAGCGCCATCAGGCCGAACCCCCAAGTGCGTGTCTCTCCACGCCGTTGCCTCTGTTGCACTATCAGTTCCGGGCCGTGCTGCCCAGCGCCCCTGGACGCCACTGTTCGGGTTGCTGACACCCGCGTGCGGTCGCTTGTGGCTTATCGACCGTCTGATTGCCTTGCCGTCTTTCGACGCTGCCCGGCAGTTGAACCGACAGGATTTGAACCTGCGCGCATTTGCGTTTTGGGTGTAGCGCCCCACGCAAATGCTTACGTCTACCTAGCCTTGGTCCACTCGGCCACGGTTCACCAGACTGTTGCTCCGATTTCAGCGGTTCGGATCCCAGACAACCTCGACCGAATGACCAGCCGCACGTTTCCACGCGGCTAGCCACGTCACCTGTAATCTTGGGCGGCATACCCTGCCAGGCTTCCGCGGAAGCCAACATCTCTCCGGTGACCCGAGTTCCCGTTCGCTTGCAAAGCTCCAGAGCCAGGAATCGCACCTGGAAGCGGATGTTCCTTCCGCCGCAGCCTCGGCACCACATCGCGGTTGTACGCGACACAGCCAACGGGTTCAGCTTCCGGCTGCATACTACCGCTGTTGCCGTGCTCTCTGAATCGTTCTTACCACAGCCAGACCGCCACCGCCGTAACAGCGATGACGTATAATCCGAACAAACTTTTCTCCAACGTCGCCATGATTTCCTCCGTGAAAGAAAAACAAGCCGGCCCCGCGTCCGTCGCCGAACCGGCTTCACCGCCCGAATCCCTTTCCCGTTCCCCATCGCGCTGATCCTTCACCACAGCCGTTTCCCGGCTCCCCGGCGGTTACGCGGCCACGTATTCCACTTCCCACTTCCCTGCCCATTGCCGCTGCACCACGGCCCGCATGATAGCGTACCGGTGCATTCCTACCAAACGATCGGCGAACAACACGGCGTATGCCTTGTCGTCTGCGGTCAGGTCCGGACTCTCCCAAACCACTTGGTCGGCGCCGCCGTAGTCTGCAATTACGCGATACATGGGCTTTTCCTCCCTGGGTTGTAGGATTGTAGGTTTGTAGCGTCGTCATATTGTGAGATTGTAGCTTTGTAGAATTGTAAGTCAAGCCTGCCCCGTGAAAAAACGCCCCGGCCCCGCGCGCCGTGACGAGCGGACTCGCGGGTACCGGGGCTCACGGGATGATCAGTCAACGATCCTGGACCACTCTTCCTGCGACGGAAACGCCTCGTCATTGTCGCCGAACATTATGGCTCGGTTGTATTCCGCGATTTCGCTGGATTCCATCCCGTCGAATGAACCGCGCCCGGCCTGCTTGTTGGCGAGCACTGTTCCGCGAATCTGTTCCAGCCGTGATTTTCTGTCCGGCGCGCCGCAGACATGCTCCGTAATCTGCTGCCGGATTTCATGGGCCAACGTCGGCAGCGGCTTTCCGGCCAGGATCGCAATCCTCGTTTCCTCTGCCTGCTGCGGACTGGAAAAGCGGTACGCCGGGTTGCCTACCTCGCGATATGATCGGTGCTTCGGGCCATCGGTCAGGCTGATTGACCCCGCAATCGTGCCACCGAAGCACCAACGCAACGCCCCGCTCTTCCCGACGAACATTCGCCCGTCCGTCGATGCCCGCTCGAACGTCAGATACTTGCGGCTCGGTGCCGGCTTTACCTCTCGCCAGCCGCAAGCCAAGAGCCCGTTGATCGTCAGTTGTCGGTTGCTCATCGTCATCGTCATTCCTCCCGTGTTGATGGGTCAGTGTTCCAGCCTCGAAATTTCAGCCGCGCACGCAGGCGTCGCCTTCCCGAACCGACCAATTTCCGATCTCGACCGGGACCGGCTTTCCGCCGACAAGCACACTCAGCCGCCCGCGAATCGTCCGAGCCCGCAGCACATGGCACCCGGCTTCCTTGGCTCGCTTCGGGCCGCGGGCATGGTCACGGTCGGTCGAACAATGCAACACTCCGCGATGCTGGTAGCAGGGCCATACCGACATCGGCACCTCGTGACGTTGCACCAGCGGCATCGCCGGAGCCGGAGCCGTCGCGTCCCTCTGGATCCGGGCTTCGACCTTTTGCAGCGCGGCATCAACGGCCGCGATGAATTGGTCCTCGTCATCGTAGCGGGCCGCCAGCGCCGCCATGATCGCATCAACCCGCTTTTCTTCTCGCACCCAGCCGCGCGACGTTTCACGCTCTGGGTCGCGAACGATCATCTGCCTCCCGCTCGGCAGCACCGTGCTGCGCCCCGCAAGCAAGCTAATCAGCGATCCGCAGCTACCGTCATTTACAAAAGCCCGTCGTTCAGTCGTCATCTTTCCATCTCCCGTGCAAAAGCCTTGTTCTCGCCACTTCCCTAATAATACACTATCGCTTGCTATGTCGCAATAGGTTCATCGTCTTTCTTTGCGGATTTTCGGAAGTTTTTTTCCGCCGTTTTCCGGGCTTTTTCAGCCCAACGCTACCTTTTCAGCCACAAGCCGGGCCGCTTCTTCGGCCGTGGCCATGTCCACCAGCGCCGCCATTGCCCGTTCCGCGATGGCAGCGGCTTCGGCGGAATCGTCCCATTCGATTTGCCGCTTGCAGTCTGCGATCAGTCCGGCAAGCGTGTCACAACTCGCGTAGGCGAGCACTGTGTCAATGTCCATCGTTCCACCTCCGCTTTTGTTGCTCGTAAATTTCGCCTTGAATCTTCCGCCACGCGTCGGCGCATTTTTGCTTTGGCGTCCCGCCGCGCAGACCGATCAGGTACGGGACCACCAGCGAGGAGCCAACCAGCACGGGGATGCGGCGCCCGTCGCACGCCACCAACCATTGCTCTCCGGGGTCGCTGCCGACCACGCCAAGCAGGACAATCCACGCCTGCCCGTGTAGCGGTCCCATGTCGCACTTGACCACGTTTCCGCCGATCGGCTTGGCGGCGGCTACGGCTTCCTTTTTCCAGCCGTAGGCGATTTCTCCAAGGCTGTCGGTTGTGGCCCAAACTCGCATGGATCAGCCCTTTCCAAATCGCCCCTGGAATTGCTCCAGGGTGTACTCTGTCACGGTGTCCAGATGATCGAATTTGACGCCCACGATTTCGCCGTTGTCGCTCAGACCGAGCACCGTGCCGTGGGTGTCGTTGTCTCGTCCGATCGTCACACGCGAGCCCCTGGATAGCCTGGTGCCGTCCATTGGTTCGCCCTGTTCTACCGGCTGCGGTTCCCATCGGTATCGTTCGCCGGTAAGCGGCTTGCGCGCGGTCATCGGTTGAACTCCTGCGGTTTGCAATCGTCGCACAAGAATTTGGCGCGGTCGCTCGTCTCGACTGTCGTTGCCGGCTTGCCGCAATCCTCGCACGCCTTGCCGGTAAGGATCTTCTCCGCGAGGAAAGTGCATTCCAGTCTCATCCCTGCGCCGTCGCCGAAAGACAAGTCTCGCCGATGCCACCAATTCGCCAAGCGGTACCACCACGCCGCTTTTTCGGCGTCCGTTGTCGGCTTGGCTTCCTGGATTTCCTCTTGCTCTCGGTCAAGCCAGTTCAGTTCTGCTACGGCGCTCATCGGCCTTGCTCCTGTAATGCGATCGCTTCGGCTTCGAGCGAATCCGCGACCGCCTGAAGATACTCTTGCCTGGTTCGGTGCTGGGCTTCGCGGCGCTGCTGCAATCCATCCACAGGGTAGGAATCGCGGCCGTTGGGTGAACACTGCCGTAGCGCGTCCTGCGCCGCACTCACCGCCGCGTAGGCTGTCTCCAGTTGCTCCAGTAGGCTTTTGCGACTGCTGCCGTTCAGATGAACGAACGGCACGGCAAGTTCAATTTTCGGAATCATCGGTCACCAGCCTTTCGCGATTCGGGTTTCGGCGAGTAACCGGGATTGCTCCCGGTCGATGTCCTGGTTGGCGTACTCGACCACGGCTTGCCGGTCAGCGTTGGTCAACCGGCTCACCTTCCAAGTGTCGCTCAGCTTCGCGCGGCTGAACTCCGCACCGCACAAGCAGCGGTGAAACTTTCCCTTGTTCGGTACGGTCGCTCCGCATGCGCCACATCGCGTGTTCATTTTCATTTTCAGTCCACCCATTCGATAAGTGCGGCAAGCGCCGCGTCCAATAGCTCCTCGGTTTCTTCCGTCCCGGTCGCAATCCTGGTCTCCGCCGCCTGAATCCCGTGCGGGAACCATTCGGCAAGCTGGCTTTCCAGGGCGTCGGTTTCTGTGTCCCACATCGTCGCGTTCACTTTACACCCCAGAATCTTCGCGCCAGCCGGATATTCCGGTTGGCTGCATACCATCGCTTGCGGGGCTCTCCACGCTCTCCGTTCCGTCGCTTCCTCTTGCTGCCGTCTGGCATTGGTCTGCGCCTTTCCGGTTACAGGCACTCGACCGCTTCGCGGAACGCTCGCGACGGCCCGTAGGGGTCGCTGCTGCATTGCCCACCGGAGACAAGATACACCGTGTTGGCGGGGCAATCGTCGCTGTCCTGGTCCTCGTCTTCATCGTCACTGTCGGCGTCCGATTCTTCGGGAATCCAGCCGCCCTTGATGTGGTCTTGCAGCGGGTAGTTGTCCTGGTAGGTGAACAGCACTTCGCTGTCCCCGTGTCCGGCGTCTTCCATCTGCTGCATCAGGTCTTTTATTTCTGTTACGGTCATCGTCGTCTCTCCCGTGATTTGAGGTTTGCATCCCGTAGCCCTTGCGGGCTTTCGTCCCCTGCCAGGGACTCGTCAGCGGGTCAGTATCCGCAAGCCGCAACCATGCCGGTTGCCAAGTGCCGCAGGTAGTGGAACACGTCGCCATTTTTGAAGTCGATTCGCACCAGCATTGTGCGGATTTCGCGGTGGTATTCTTTCGCGGCGACGATGTAGTCAACCAGCATCTGCCACGTCAGACCGATGTGCCCGTCAAGGCCGATTTCCGCGTCAAGGTCAACTCCCTTTTCAGTGATCAGGTTTTTCAGGTAGGCTCTCATTTTCGCGGTCCCTTCAATGGCCGGTGTCTGTCCCGGCCGCGTCGTGGTTGGTTAGCTGTTTGGATAGGCTTCGGCAAAACATTCGCGGTCGGCAGCAGCCAGTTCCGACCACCCCTTCGCTTCGTAATCAGCGATCCGAGCAAGCCACGCTTGCCGACGTGCAACACGGTCTGTTTCCCGCCGTGCCGCAAATTCCTTGGCCAACCGTTCCCGCGTTTCAGGTTTCAGGTTTTTCGCATTCATCGTCTCGTCCTTTGCGTCCCGTGTTCTTTCCCCGTCATATCCTAATTGTAACGTCTTGTTGCTACATAGCAAGCCCGGATGCTATATTTATCGCCTTTTTCGACCAGATTTCTGAAGTATTTTCCTGCTGTTTTCCGCTGCCGTAAGTTGCCACGTAGCAACGGTTTACGCACCGTCCGCGCACGAAAAAGCCGGATGGCAAGGAAAAAAGCCACCCGGCTCGGGACGGAAAACGATGAATCCTACGGTCAGACCGGACGAAATGGACGCTCCCGGCCGCGTTTCTCCGACGTAGCGAGCCCCGCGTCTTCCAACTTTTTGAGCCGCTTGGCAAGAATCGCGGGATGGCAACCAAACCGTTCCGCGTCCCGGCTTACCACGATCTCGCCGCCGCCCTTGCACAGCCGCCTCAGACGGTCTAGCGTCTCGTCTGGGTGGTCCTGCTCACGGCCTAGCGCGGTCATCGGGTTCGCCGCGACGGCCTTTGCGAGTTTCAGCACGTCGGCTTCCGCGAAGAAATTCTGGTAGTTCGCGCGGGTCGAACCGCTCAGCGAACGCACGGGAGTCAGGTGCCCGCACGCTACCATGTTACGCACGCGGGAAGGCGTGACCTTGAGCATGTCCGCGACTTCGCGCGTTGTCAACTCTCGTTGCGGCTGCGGGATCTTGCGTTGTTTTTGCTTTGGCATGTATATAGTCTCCTCTATTTCTTTTTCTATTCAGTCGCGCCGGCAGGATTTGAACCTGCGGTCTCCTGGTCCCAGGCCAGGCGGATTACCAAACTCTCCTACGGCACGATAACGTCTGCCGTGATTACCCTACCACGGCAGACTGTGGTGAACATCGGGGATCATCCAAGGGACCAACGGTTTCCGTTTAATCCGCTATTTCAGTCTTATACACAACGTCTTACGATTTGACCACGGGCGCGATTTTGTCCCAAGAGCGCCCGCCCCGAATTGCACGGGGATCTTTGTGTCATCTATTAGCGGAGTTTGATTTGGTCCGCGATGCTCGGTTTTCAGTCTACAACGATAGTCTTAGTCTGATGATCCTCGACTTGGCATCCGCTCTGCTATTGGCGTACCTTCCCGTCAAGTGGGAAGGGATGGAATCGCACCACCAACCATGCCTTGCCTCGGAAATGCGTCAGTCTAAATCTGACGATGAGACTGTGTTGTTTCATTACTTTCCATTGAACACAAAGTTAAGCAACGACTTGCCGATACGCTGCTCCGCCACGTCGCCGGAGTTGCACGCTTCCCGCGCCTTGACGACCGCTTCGTGAAGCTGCCTCGCCCGGTCAAGCATAGCGGCCTTGTCCGCGGCCTTCAATGCGCCGGAGAACTTGATCGTCTTCCAGTTGCCAACGACGACGTCCTCCGTGAACATCTCGACCTGCGCCGGGTGCTCCTTGGTCGCTTCGTACTTGACGAACGCCTTGGGAATCTTTTTCGACTTGACGCTCTCCGACGGCGTTGACGCGTAGCAGTTGGCGTTCTCGTCCCAGTGCCACGCTTCGGACGGGTCGAGAACCGGCAACTTTCCGACGAACGTAATCAGGTCCGTCAGTTGCTTCTCCAGGAACAACATGTACGTGACTGGCACGCTCTGCGCAATTCCCAGAATAGACCCGCTGGCGAGCGTGTTGGCCACGTCTTGCGTCAACACCGTGTCGTACATCTCGGACAGCGGCCCGGTGACCGATTCGAGAATCGCAGACACGCTCGTCTGGGCGATCTTGGATTCTGCCGGGAATCGTTCGCCATCGTCATCGCGTGGCGCATAGGTCCGGCTGATGCCATTGAACAGTTCGCCCTTCTGAATGGCGTGGTAGGCGTTCGTAATCGCCTCCAACGCCAGTTTCTTCTTGGCCGCAACCACGGCCACAACCTGATTCAACTTTCCCATAAACCGTCCTTTCGTGATTGAGTCTTAATGTTACTATCGAATAGTATATTGCAACACCGCAAGCGTGTCAAGCTACTCTCGCACCCATCGCTTCAGTCCGTCCCGCATATTCCGTAACGCGCCGAGTTGCGCCGCCGTGACACGGCCGCGTTCTTCGACCGTCTCCGCGATGCTCCGAGCGGTCCCGTAGCAGGACTCCGCGAACTCCATGCCTTCCGTCGGCACCGCGCCGGCAAGGTTTTCGATCTCGTCAATCAGCGTGTTCACTTCATCGTCGGCATCTGGAATTTCTTCGACCTTGTACGGCTCGGTCTCCGTGAACGTTCCTTGCGGTTCCGGGAAGTGATCTGCCCAGCGTTGCTGTACCAGCGTCCAGAACTTTTCACGGGATGCGTCGCTTGGAAGTTTTCCTGCCTCGTCATCGACCAATTCGCCGACGATCAATGCTAGCCGTTCCGCAGATTGACGGTCGGTGATGTTCTGCCGGATTTGGTCCTGCTCTTCTTGCGTCAGTTCGTGTTGCATGGCTTGCGTCCCCGGTCCTCGAAATAATCAATCTTCAACCATCTCGTCCTTGCGGTTCCAATCTTCCAGTAGCGGAAATCCGTAAACGCATAAGTTCACTAACGCCAAAACGCACAAGCCACCTGCGAGATACACCGTTCCCCAAAACACCCAATCCGGAAAGCAGCCACGACCAGCCGCCGTATCGTACCCAAACATCAATGCGCATACATAGAGGAATTCTTTTGCTGCGTTACCTCTCCATTTTCGGAAGGCTTCAAGCCGTGTCGTTTTCTCGGTCATCGTCGCCGTCGCTTTCCAGTTCCAGAAGGAAGTACTCGCCGCACTTCGGGCAGAAGCACTCGTCCGATAGGCTCACGTCGAATTCTTCGGCGTCTGCCTTGTAGTCGCAACGCGGGCAGGTGATTATCAAACCGCTCATGGCTGCGATCCTTCCGTCATCGCTTCCGTCCCGGTATGCGCTCCACAGAAACACGGGCCTCCGGTATTGCGGCATACCTCCGAAAGTTCGCGCCGATCGTTCTCTGGAAGCCGTTTCCAGACGAGCTTGACGGCCCGCTCGAACTGCACCGACCGCCGCTTCCAGAAGTCTCGCTCGCCTTCAAGGCGGTTGATCTCATACATGTATTGATCGTCTTTTGCGGACACGTCACTACCTCCACTCCCCCGGTGACTCCGTGCATCCTGCCAGCGTCTGGCACTTGTGACAGTTCGCGAGATAGATTTTGCCGTCAAGCCGTACCCATCGCGCCCATTTCGGCCAGGCTTGCGGCGGCTGGTTTCCGAACGCTCCGCATAGTGCTGGGCTGAATCCGTCCTTGCAGATGTGGATTGCCACCTTGGTCGGATCCTCTTGGACGGTGCCCTTTGGACGCAATAGGCCGTCTTCACCGCGTACCATCGGCGGCTTGGGTGTCGGATCTCCTGGTAGCCAAAGTGTGCTCACAGTACGTTCCTTCCAATCCAATCGACTTCCCATTCAATCGCCGCCTGCCTTTCGTCGAACGGTCCCGCCGTGGGTCCGTCAACGATCTGTACCAGCCATCGGCAGTTCCAACCGCGTGTCCACTCTGACACCGCGCCGGTCTCACCGAAGCACCAGCGTAGCAAGATGAACGCCGCGCGTCGAATTAAGCCGACAGGCAGGACGTGGCTCGCCCGGCGTTTGGTCGCGTCTCCCGTGACGAGTTGGCTTGCGGCGGGGTCGATGAACTGGATTGAGCCATCTGGCTTCAGGGAGAGAACTATTCCCGCCATGTTACCACGCCCTTTCTGCTTTAATCTGCTTGACGATCGCAATGACCGTATCACAGGCAATCGCCTTTTGCGCCTTGTCCAGTCCGTAGCCAATCTTGCACCCACCGCGTTTGATCGGCAGCGTTGCCTTGCACCTCGCTTCCATGGCGTTCAATGCTTCGACGGCCCGTTGCTTCAGTTCGTCGCTTGTTCCGTCAAGTAGCGGTTCAATCGCCGCCCGCAACTGTGCGAGTTCCATCGCTAACGGGCTCGCGTTCTCTTCGGTGTAGACGGGGGATCTCATTGTCGGTTCCTAACTTTCAACATAAACTCGCGGCGAGGGAAGCACTTTCACCGGTTACCCTCATGCTGCGTGCTTTGCACCGGTCTTCGACAGTCCAGAGCCGCGAATTCGTACTTTATCGTTGTGCCTCCGCCAACGCCACGGCCTGCTGCGAGTAGTATTCCGGCTTCTTCTGGCTTTCCACGGTCTCGCCGAGCCCGTCTCGCATGGCTTGCGTTAGGGCTTCGCAGCCGCTGCCGATTACGCCGTCAGCTTCGACTTGCACCTTGCCCGTGGGGCTGATTGTCACGATTACGCGCTCACTCATCGTCTGATTCCTCCTCTTCGGTTTCCTCGTCCTCTTGGTCATCGCCGCGCAGGATTGCTTGGCATCGTCCGCAAGATCGCTCATGCTGCTTGCCAAGTGAGTAACTCGACAGCGGCTTCCCGCACGCCGCAACGTAAATGTCCGCGTGTTCCATTTTCTCACCACCCCTGTTGTTGCCACGCCGCTTGTGCCTGCGGGGTACAGTAAAGTTTGATCGTCCCGTCCGCTTCGGTCTCTTCCTGGACTTCCCAGCCGAGTTCCGCCGCGCGGGACTGAGCCTGATTATACGAGTACCGCTGAAGAAGTCTTCCGGCCCCCTCTCCGCAACGATCGATCAGCCCTTGCCCGCCGCAGAAGGAATCGAACTTCAGTTCCCATCCGTCGCCAGCTTGCACCACGCCGATGCTGTAGGCTTGCGGTAGGTCCGGGCAGACGATGGCATGTTCGCACCCGCCGCCTTCACCTCGGTAGTACGCTTTGAACTCCTTCTGCCCCAGGTTCAGTTGCATCCCGCAATCGCGCGCCGCTTGTGCAAGGATATCGAGATTTCGGATTGTTGTTTTCACGGTAGCCACGTGGGACATAACTATGCTCCTTGTGTTTTCGCGTTGATACTGACCATGCCTTGGCCTGCCATCATTTGCATAAGATCGTCCGGCAAACCTGGAAGCATCTTCGGACTCAACACGTCCACGATTCCAGTTAGGGCCGCGGCCCCCATAAACATCAATGCAAGCCCTTGGTCGCCGAGCCATCCGCCAAGCTCGATGAAGCTATGTTCCTTGTTGTCGAACGGGTTGCAATCTCCGTATTCACCCTTATGTTCAGCCGCCAGCCTACGCAAGTCATCCTCCTGAGGCGGGTTGTCCGGATTCGCTGCCACCTTGAAGAAAAACACGTCTGCAACGTGTCCGTTTGGCTGATGATTTTCCGGGTCAGCAACGGCGTCACTGCATTGGCCGCAGCAGCACTCGCCGCGCACAACCGTGTTCTGAATATAGTCACTCAACTCGCTCATTTGTTACACCTCCTCCGAGAAATCAATGTGCCTTCGTCCGTCCCCTACCGTCATTGTATCCAGCGAGGCGCGAATCTGCGCCATCGCTTCGCGCAGGCTCTCCCGCAATTGGGCCGCGCCTTCGCCCTCGTTGTTGACGACTTCGGCACTCACGCCTTCCGCCGCGGTTCGGGCCTGCTCTACCAGCGCGTCGAGTTGATCGTTCGACCGCACGGAAAGATTCTGAAACCGCGTCAAAAACTCTTGCAGCCGTTCCATCGAATCGGCTCGCATGTTCCGGCGCTCTTGCCGCTCACCGGTCTTGACGCAGCCGCGCGTGGTCAGCCATTGCTCGGCAAGCTCGGGTGCGTCGAATAGCTGCTTGATCTTCCGGCCGCCGCCGCTCGGGCGCCACGAAACTTTCGCGCCATTGCACTCCAATTCGGTAGCGCCGGCAAGGTTCTGCTGCTCTTGGGCAAGAGCAATCTCGGCAAGCGTCTGTGCCTGCTCTTGGTTCCGGTGGTTGATCGTGATCGTCTGGCCGTCTTGCCCCTGGTCAATCTCGATTTGCCGCGCGTCCCGCTCCGCTTCGAGTTCCTGCAGCCGCTGGGCAAGCTCCAGTTGTACCGGTCCCTCGTAGTGCCACTCCGTGACGGTCTGCGGCGTCACCTGCTCTTGGATGCTTTGCACCAGCGTGGCAAGCTCCGCTTCGAAGGCTTGCTCGGTCAACGCGATTGCCTCGTCAAAGCGAGCCTGGATCCGCCGTTGCTCCGCCTCGTAAATTTCGGGTGCCATCTCTTTCAAATAATCGGGCGGCTCGATTGCCGGGTACTCCCAATCGACGGCGAACGTGCCGGCAAGGCTCTGCGGATAGTTCGATTCGTCGAACAAATCATGCAGCCGGTCCTGCGCTTCCGGGACCAACTCCTGGTGATAAATTTCGTCCAGGGCTGCAACCGCGTTTCCCAGGGCGTCAACATGCTCGCCCATAGCCGCCTCAAATTCAGCCAGCTTCGACCGTCGCATCAACCGCTTGCCGGCCTCGGGGTACGGCACGGTCAACGCCTTCCAGGTCGCGCGGGCTTGTGACAGCGCGGCGGAAACGGCCTTGTAGCGGATGTGCTTGTCGTTGAGCAGCCGCTTGCTTCCGCCGACATATTCCGGGTCCGCGCCGAAGGCTTCCGCGGACGTCCGCACCTGGTCCGTGGTCATACTCCGGCGCTTGCCAAACCGCCGCAATTTGAGGGACACGGCCATCGTGTCCTTCCGCAGTTCGTCAATCAATTGGTTTCGGCCATTTGTTGATTCTGCCATTGTCCCGTCCCCGTGTTCGGCGTGAAATTTTCCTGCAACGTCATAGCCGAATTCTAGCATACTGCCGCGATTGTGTCAATGCTGCAATCACGAGCAATGTTACAAAATGGAAGTTTGATCGGCGACGGGCGGGTCGGTGTCCTGCCGTCGAATTTGCGCGGCTTGGCAGTCTTCACACGCCTCCCGTATTTCAGACCCCCACCCGCCTTCCCGCGTCGTGTATCCGCGCCCCTCGCACGTTTCGCATAGCAGGGCTTTCCGTAGCCGCTCCGATTCTACGGCAGCGGCCTTCAGTTCCCGCTTGGCTTCCGCGTACAACTGCATCGGCGTCTTGCCAAACTGCCGTTGCAGGGTCAACGTCATCGGGCCTTTCTCCGGATTGCTGAATCCCCACTCAATGAGGTTTCCAGCGCCTTCGCCGTCCAGAAGTTCCGCCATCGTTCCGGCAAGCATCGAGACGAGCTTCGATCGCATCTCCACGTCCAGCTTGCCTGGCGTGTAGTGCATCTCCAAGACTTCCGGGTTGCCGAGTTCACGAATCATTTCAGACTGCCGGTCCATGAATTTTTCGTACTCGTCCAGTGCGGATTCATCCCGACGGATCGTTTCAGCCCTACCGCGGGCCTTGGCTTGCAGTCGCTTGACCGCGCGGCATAGTGTCTTGTTCGCGCGGTCCGCGGCACCTTCTCCACGGATCATGTCCTTTACCGCCGTCAACGCGATGCCATTCAAAAAGAGAATGTCTTGTACTTGTTCGTGAAGCGTCATTGTCAATTACCTTTTCTTCCTACAGCGCGCCAGCCACGGCGCAAACACCAAGGATGATCAGCCCGCCAACGAGACAAGCCGCAGCCACCGCGTAGGCATCCGCATGGCTCCGTGACAACTGACAACCAGCGGCTGCGAATGCGTCGATGCGTTCTTGAAGCTCGGTCGTGTCGTCGGCAGTGACGAACGTACCGTCCGGCCATTCTGCCATCCATACGCCGAGTTCGCGGTAAACTTTCGGGCTGTCCATGTTGTTAATCCTCGTCAAACTTCATTCGCCTTCGTCCGTCCGTCGGCCGCGCCGCTGGCTGCTGCGCCA